CCCGTCAACGTCAAGTTTTCCGGTATCTTCGGTACAACGATAAGTGGAATGCCCAACATCGTCGGCATCTGACCGTTACCCATTTGACGCATCAAATCGCCATAAACGGTAGACCTACTCGCCTGCTCGTCAACCATTGACTGAAGCGAACCCCAGCTCACCAACCAACGAAGACCAGTATTGTTGTTACTCATCGGGCCTGGACCCTTGTACTTCGTCGGCATCGCCCGAAGCATGTTCGAGAGAAGCTGATAGGAAGCACGCATTCCACCCGCGTCCACGATATGAGCACCAGTACCGGATGCCGTAAGAACATGCCAACCATCGTTAGCAGATACCAAAGCAGCATAGTCAGTAGCACCAGCCGCCGTAGAGTCGCCTTCAATAGCCAGCGTTTCCCAGTCGTTAGCAATTGCACGGAAGAAGGCGTCCAATACAGTACCTCGTCCGCTCTGCCCCTCTACATTGTCCTCCAACCATTCACCCGTTACATCCAAGATGGACTGCAACTTAGTCGTAGTGAAGGTAAGAACCGAGTCACTAGGCTTACGCGTCTCCGTCCCAGCCGTATTCTCACTGATTCCGCGAGTCACATACCCGCTGATGTTCAGCTTAGTAATATCGCCAGACGGAGCCTGAGTACGATGCAACCGCGCCATGTCTTTGATTAGAACGCTTTCATCAACCACCAAGTTAATGAAACGATCCGCCAACTCACGCCGCAATGAAGCAGAGTTCATCGAAGTCGTCAGGAGCGGACTAGCTGCCTTCTGAATCTGGCCTTGCATCACTTCTTCCTGGAATTTGTCCAGGAATACTTGTAAAGCAGTATTCATTATATTTCACCTCCCTTCTCAAAACTGAGTCGGTAGGCTTACACAGGTAGGGCTTTGTAGGCAGGACCAAGTAGGTAGGGCATAGTTACGAGCAGAAACAGAAACTACTATTAAGCTCGCTGTGTCAGTGCATGAATTAGCAAAGCATCAGTAGCCTTTTGCTTGTCTTCCCCAGCAAGAGCTTGATAGACTTCATCCAAGGATTTGGTCTTATCCTCTCCCTCCACATCCTCTTCACGCGAGGATTTCTGGGCTTCTCCCTCCAAGCCAGCAATCCGCGACTCGAAGTCTTCCAGCTTAGAGGCAACGCCCGAAAGAGACGCCGTAATCTTAGACAGACTCTCGGTTACGCCATCCGGTGCATTTTTCTCCTCTGCCTTTTCAGGCTCTTCCTTCTGCACTCCGCTAGTTATCTTCTCAGCAAGCGCCTTCATTTGATCGTTGAGTCCCTGAATTGAACTCTTCAGCTCCGCCAACGCAGCATTGTCTTCTGCCATTTTTTGTTCACCTCCCTCCGCATTCTGCTGTTCCAGAAGAGCTTTCTCCGTATCAGTCAAAGAGGAAGAATCCTCTCCCACCTCGCTCTTCTTATTTCGTTTAATATCAAGAGAACGACTAAACCCATCAAGCACCTGATAAACGTCTTCACTGGCTTCCGTAGCCATACCTGTATGCTTCAAAACAAGGATAGTCCTCCATCCATCTCCAGACACAAATAACTCGGTAGCCTTTCGCTCTATCTCCTTGAGTACCTTGGACTTACATTCAAAATATCCATGCCCGCCGTCCTCATCCGTCAGGAAGAAACCATAGGGGTAAGAAGGAGCAGCTTTCGTCATCTTATCCGGTAAATCAAATATCTCCTGAAAGCCCTTGGAGGTACGAACGAAATAGCTTTCTATCTCGCTTGCCGACTTATCTAAAAAGAATAGAGCACTTGTGTTGGCCGGAATATGTACCAAGCTAACCTCTAATAAGTCAATACGATCCGGTGGATTATCTCCGTGCCCAATCAATTTCCCACTCCAGGAAAATGTCCGTATCCTGCCATCATCAAGCAAATTAACAATATCAGGTTCCATTACCTTGGCTACTATCCAAAGACCTATATCCCCCTCGGTAAACAAGTTACGGTCATCTCGTAAAACGCTATCTATCTTCACACCTGTTTTGGCGTCGATGATATCCCACATATCTGAATACTCTGAAGCACGTACCTCCGCCACAGCCATGAATTCCACCATACCCGCATTGACTTCATTGCCGTCTTCTCGTTTCCATCTACGGTGATCTATCCATAACTGCGGATTCTCCATGAAGGTTTCGATATCAAAGAGGAATGGATCAATACTATCCCCATCTCGATCAATCCCTTGCATAGAAGCAAAGCCCCTGATAGTCCTTACTTCGCTTTCCTGTTCCTCAGTCGCCTCCGCATCCCCGATAGTTACGGTAACAGCAGCTTCCTTCAAAATAGGAACTCTACCCCGAATACTACGAATGTATGCCATTTCTGCCATCCTCCCACACTACTATATAAAGATACTACACCATAGGCGTAAAGAAAGCAAGCACTTACAACAAAGTGGACACACTAGGAAGAAACTGCCGCATAGCCTCCATAATAGCTATAAGACGTTGTGCCGCCTGTGTCTGCTTATTACCTTTTGTAACAGCTTCCCGTACCCGTTCCTCCAAGCTATCCAACTCCACCTGAGTCCACGTTAATGGCTCAAGGGAAGCATCGTCCAGTGGACCGCCGGGACCTCCTATATTGGGTATTTTAATAGGAGATGTTGTCTTGCCTCTTTCCAGATTGACTACTGCTGTGTCTGCTATGTTTCGCATAAGACGAAGTATGTCAATCGTTACGGCTTCAGGTGTCTCGCCCATTACTATTTTCCTCCATCCGTAGAAATAGGTCTTAACCCTTTGGAACTACTCTTCATTAAATACGCCACTGCTATCTACTGCCGAAAACACAGAATCCCAGTCTACTGACTGAGGCAGGGATGCCCTGTTCTGCTTAAAGAAATCGAGTACCTTACGGAACTTTTCTTTCTGTTGCTCCTTGCTAAGTTTCGCAGCAGCTATCCGTTCCTGTTTCCGTTCCGCTTCGATACTGATAATGGACTCCGCTATACCCTGTCCGGTTGTTATCATCCTATCCCACGTCTCTCTAGTTATTCCTGTAGACTCATTGTAGTCCTTTAACAGTGTACCAAGAAGGATAATATCAAAGAACTGAGCATTCATCTTGCCTTTGAAAGAACCCGCTTTGTCGTCGTAGAACGCTTCCTTCTGCTGAACCGTATCAGCAAGTGCAGCCATCAAAGCCTTGTACTCTTCCAGTATGACCTTACCTTCGGAGTCCGTTAATTCTTTTTCTGCGCCTTGCAACCAGACCTGGTATCCGTCTTCCATTACCTTCTTTACTTCCGCATTGTAGGTGTCAATAATCGTATTCGTATTACCTTGCAATACGGATAGGCCCTGTAACTGATATTGACTGGTATCCAAGACAGATTTAGGCGTAGTCATACATCCTACGACCAACAGCAACAAACACAGCGTACCGATTATCCTAGTCATTTGCATCTCCTCCTTCGATTGTAGACGGTTGGGGTTGGCTTGGAACCTTCGGGTTCGGAGCCGGATTTATTCTCGGTTCATCTCCAGGTTTCGTAGTCACAATCTCACCTGACGGCATGATAATAGTTACCTGAGCAGTAGGCAGAATCAAAGCATCACCGAAGTCTTTTCCTTGCTCTGTAGTAGTAAACGGTATACGGCCAGTCTCTCGTCTATATTCATTAACAGAAATAGACCCCTGCTTCAGCTCGCTAAGTTTGAACTCCCTACGACTAGCTTCATCATCTACGGGCATAGGTAGAAATTCAAACCGAAAGTACGGAATCAAAAGCGCAGAACGAATCAGCTCGTTTATTACTGCGGCGAAGACTCTTTGCCCAGGAGATACGATATGATCGCGGTAACGGGCCATTTGAGCACTTTCCCTGCCGCTCCCAAGGTTTGCAGTTTGGATAATACCCATTGCAGCGGGTGGAGTTTCATGAGCCACGCGAATACGTTCATCACACCTCTTCTCATACTCCAAAAAGGAGGCATCAATACTGTCCGGGGACAGCTTCTCAAACGTCACATCGGAATCTTTACGACAACTAATAATCAATGTGCTACGGTCGGCAGCCTTCAGGTGCTTCTGGAAGTATTCCCTAATAGCAGCCATCGCTTCGGCTTCGGAATCCGTATCGTCGCTCTGATTGTAGCCTAGCTGAGAGGAGGCATTCTTCATAATAATAGCGTACTGGGGAACTCCCTTAGCATTGAAGAATTCAAGGTTATATAGGTCGGCCTTCAATTGCCCCAACATGCAGGCATAGGCTGAATATGCTGCCGGTTGCCCATAAATCGTACTCTCTGTCTTCGGGGGACGAGCAAGCATATAGAATTCAGTAGCAGAATCATCTATCTTGCTTGTCTTATCCTTCTCCTTAGTCCTA